TTCGAAGTGCCGAATTTAATTCTTTAGTCCCAAGCGCCGCGTCATAAGCCGCTGTTTCGCCTTCTTTTGCGTTATCACCCCATAGAACCCACGCCGTAGCGCCCGCGCCCAATATGCCATAGACAAGCCCCAGCGGCCCTCCAAGTGCGATAAGAGCAATTCGCGCCGCTGTGACTATGGACGTGAATATAGTTGTAGCAATGCCTGTTGCAGTCACGCCTGCAGTCAACGCAACAAAGCCCGTAACCAGCGCTGGGATTTGACCAACGGCCAATCCTGCCAAAACAACCGCAAGTATTTTGCTGACGGCTACCAATGCTTCTCCGCTTCCCGCTACAAAAGATATTGAGCTAGCAAGAACTTCCGCAGCGGCGGCGGCCATTGGCAAAGAGTTTTCCGCAAGCCTTGTGAATGTGTTTGAGATAGATTGAAACGCATCGCCAAGCCTGTCAGCAGCCGAAGCGTCGATTGTGTCCATTGCAAGGGCTGCCGATCCTGCTTTGTCTTCCATGTCTACAAGAATATCGGCAAATTTGTCCCCTGCACCGGCAGAAAAAGCTAGAACTGCGCCAAGAGCTTCCACAGAGCCAAATAATTTAGCAATAACAGTTTCGCTGCCACCAGTTTTGTCAATAACATCGTCAAGAAATCCAGAAAATCCTTTGGCTTTAATTGCCTGGGTGCTAAATTCAAGACTCAGATCGCTTGCAGCTTTTGCAGCTTTGTCTGTTGGGTCAATAATTGACGACAAAATTGCGCGAAGTCCGGTTGTAGCTGTAGACGTAGAAAGGCCCTGAGTCGTTAGTGCCGCAAGAGCAGCAGCCGTTTCATCAAACGACACACCAGACCGAGCTGCAAAAGGAACAATTTGCCCAAGACTGGCAGAAAGTTCTCCAATAGTAGTTTTGCCAGCCTTCATAGCAACAAACAAAGAATCAGATGCTTCAGCTGCGGTAATTACATCCGATCCAAAGGCGTTTACAACAGTGCTTAGAGCGTCAACGCCGGTAGTCACATCGGTTACGCCGCCAATCGCAAGCATGTTGGCAGCTTGTAAAAGTTGGGTTGCCTCTGCCGCGTCTTTAGAACCCGCGCTAAATGCCTGATAAAATGCCCTGACTTGTTCCTCGTCTGAAGTTCCGTAAGCGTCGGCCAAATTTCTAGCTGAAGTTGCGACAAGATCAATTTCACCAGGAAGGCCAGAAAGAAGAGTATTGGTTTCAGCAAGAGCTAAGTTTAAAGAGTTGGCATCTCCAAAAGCTTGAAGCGCTGTTTGGATAGAGAAAAAACCAATAGCAAGCGCTGCAACCGCTTTTCCCGCTTCTAAGGCCAGATTACGAACTTCGCCTGTTATGCTGCCGAAACCATCAAGGGACCTTGATGCTGTATCTGCGCTTTCACCCGCCTTTAAAAACTGACCGCTGGCGTTTCTCAATTTGCCTTCGGCTGCACCTGCAGCTTTTGTTGTGTCTGCTAGAGCCTTCTCGCCTTTTTTAAGGCCGGAGGTGTCAAAACCAACCACAAGGTTTGCAAAGTCTGCCATGTTTTAATCCTTGAAATGTTTGCGGCCCATCGCCGCAGCCAATGCCGCAGCAACACCAGAGGCAACGCCAATCATGCCCCGCAAACTCCGCCCAGCGGTGTCAAACTTGCCTCTTGCGGTTTCGGCATTTTTTCCGCTGACGTCAAAACCCATGCCAAGCGCGTCGGTTGCTCTTTCAGCCTCGCCGCCAGCCCTAGTGACGCCATCAATGGCCTTTTCGGCCTGCTTCATCTGGCGTGTGTCTGCTGCTATAAAAAGCGTTGCAAAGTCAGTCATTGATCACTTGCTCAATTGGCGGAATTGCAAACACGCTTTCACCATCTCGCCGGGCTTTTACAAAGGCTTTCGACATTTGCATAATACCACGAAATTCCCACGGGTCCGACAGGTTTTGCGTAGCCTGGGCATATGCCCAAACTTCAGACCATGATACAGGAATTTCCGCGCCCATGCCAGCCGTTGCGCTGGGTCCAACTTCAAAAAGCGCATCAAGCAAATACTGGCCTTCATTGACAGGCACCATAGGCACCTGCCGCTTTTGCGCGATCAGCTTTTCAACGCGGGTTTCGGTCCAGTGATCGGGCTTGCTATTAAGATGCCCGATCTGTGCCGCCGCAAGTTCAAGCTGACTTAGGCGTTTCCCAAAAAATTGGAACGCTTTGTGGCGTGATTAGCGACCTGCTCAACAAACGAACGCTCGCCCTCAACGCCGTTGATTAGCTGCAAGTTTAGGAACCATTCTACGTCCGCTGGTGCCTTTGCAGGCTTGTCGCCGCGATTGATATTCTTAAACCCGATCACAAGCGGGATTGCTGTCTCAACAAGGCGCTGGTGCATATCCTCTAGGGATGCTTCGTCATCGCCGCTGTCTTTGCCGTCTTTTTTATCCTGCGCCATTTTCAACTTGCGGATTTTGGCAAGCGCTGCCTGCGCCTCACGGCTTTCAGTTCCACGAACAACCACGATGCAAGGCTTGTCGCCGTCAAAGATTGGCTCTGCCGTTGCTGGGTTTTGCAGGTGAAGGTCGCGGCCCTGTTCTGCGGCTGCGCGGCTGTCAAATTTGGTGAAGTCCACTTGTCTATCCTATGTGGCTTGTGTGGCTTAATGGGCAGGGACGACAAGCCACAAGCCGCCCCTGCCCTACTGTCGCTCGACAGATTACGCTGTGACGGTTCCGCGAACAACTGCGCTGTTGCCACGGATCACAAAGGTTTCGCCCTTGTATTCAGAAGACGAACGCGCCCGGTCGCGGACGTTTGCGACAACGCCCATAAAGAACGCCAACTTGCCGTCAGCGTCTTCGATCTTGAACGACTGCGCGGTGTTGGTGCCAGCGGATGCACGGACTAGAATCTGGCCCGCGTCATCACTGATAAAGCCGTAGCTGACAGCAATTTCGCCCAGATCAGACGAACCGTTCACATGCTCAACGCGCCCGATCAACGTATCAATTGTGATGTCGTTTTGCGTGTCACCGACTTCGCCAACATCGACGATGCCTTTGATTTCGACGTGAACCTGTGCTTTGTATCCGGCCTCATTAAAAGTTGCAGGAGAACCCGCGACCATTGAGACCTTCGAGCCAATATACGACGTGCTCATTTCTTTGCCCTTTCGGCTGTGTGGCCTTGGCCACAGTTAAGTTTTGCGCCTGCTTTTGGCCATCGGCCAGCCCAGCAAGCAAGGCACTCATGCAGAGGCTTCGTATTCCGCGCGCACCGGAACGCGCCAATCTGACCCGTCTTTAAAGCCCTGCAAAACTGAAGGAGGATGGATGATAACAACCACCCCACCGACAGAAACATTTAGGCGCAAGCCCATTGGATAGCGTGCCGCCTGCGGTTTGTCCGTCACTGCGTCATTTGTAATTCTTGGTGTGTATTACTTTTTCACGATAGGCTCCGATACTCTATGTAAATGGGTGTTTCCCAACGCTGCCCCTCTTCGCGACCGCTGCGAATGTTGGTGCCAACGATTGTGACCTTTGTCCCGTTGGCTTCCAGAATTTGCGCCCGCGTGAAATAATCAGAAATTGCACCGGCCTGCTTGCGGGTGACAATGTCGTAACCGTCCAGCGTAGAAACCAAGTTAACAATCAAAAAGCCTTGGCGCGTGTAAACTTGATCCGACAAGCCCAGCGGCACGTCATCGTTTCGCAAGTGCTGTATGGTCAGGTGTTCGCCTGCGGGCTTGTCCCCGCCCTTGCGTGGCCATATCGCCGTGTAACCAAGCCCGGCAATCATAACCTCGGCCTGCACATTTAGCGCCTGCGTGATATTGCTATCAATGTCACTCATTGCCTGCGAATCTCCAAACCAATTTGCTTAACAACCGCCGAAAACTCTTGAACAGTTAGCGTAACCATGCCTTGTGGGGCTTGCCGGGAAAATCCGCCAACAGTTTTTGGCCCTTCGCCATAACCGCCCTCTTCAAGCCTGCGGATGTACGGCAGATTGTTGGCAAGATAAATTGTGTCACCCGCCTTAAAACCTGCGCTTTTTGCCGTTGCTTGGGATACTGTGGCTTTGCCGCTTTTGTCGTCAATTTCGACCGTACCAGCCGCAGGCGTTCCGATGGAAACTTGCCAATTTGAACGCGCCCGCCCGGTGTCAACCGGCGTTTTGTAAATTATGCGCGCGAATAGCTCCAAAGCAACTTTGCGGACAATCTGGTCCATCTTGTCAGCCGTCTTGCGCTGAAACTTGTTTATGTCGTCCTCAAATCTACCCACTTAAATTTATCCTCTGCACACCATGTCATAAAGCGCGGTCTGCCCACCCGATGCCACGCGGCCAAGAATTTTGATTGTCAGTGTGCCACGGTCGCAAATTACTTTGTCGTTAAGCGTGACCTCGATTGATGCAGGCTCTACAATTACTTGGAAGTCACCGGCTCGGATGTTGGTGCCGTCTATGCGCCGCTCGGCAATCTCAAAGACCGCCATGCGCACAGACACCGGCGCAGGTGTAACGCCCGCAGTGCCGCCTGTTGGGTCTGAAGGCCCGCCGCCAGATGCCTGTGGCGTCGGTTGCTGAATGGTCCCTGTCTGGATTGCGTCAGGCTGTTTAGCTGCCAGCTTGGCAAACGCCGCTGTGACGTGGCTTGCAATGGTAGCCATTAGCCGCGCCTCATGCTGACCATGCCGGGACCGCCCCGGATGTACCCAAGCAGCAAGCCATCAACTGCAACAATGCGGGGCTTGCCAGTCGGCAATGTCTCGCTGTCAATTGTGATTGGACCGACCTTGATGCTTTCACTTGTGCTGCTGTTTACAATTGTTGCAAACGGCTCAATGCCGCCCTGCAAAATGTATGCCACTTCAAACTGCGCATAAATAATCTTTTGGGGAATTGAGTCAGGGTTTACCGGCCAGTCGTTTACAAGGTCATTAACCAAGCGCGGCCATGCTAGTTGCTGAAACTGGTATTGCTGCGAGCCGATAAACATATACTTGCGATCAAGAAATTTTGCCGCCTTGCGCAAGTTTATTTCGTTCGACGCTTCTGTCGCTTCTAAAGTAAAGCCCTGATCAATTGCATAGGAATCATAACCCGCAAGCGTGCCGTAGCTGTCAGCGGTCACGCCGCCGATGGTGGTATCAAGTGCCATTGCAGCGCCCCTTGTTTGTCAGAATAACCTTTATGAAGGGGCGAACCGAAGCCCGCCCCTCTGTAAAAATTAGCCTTGCAGCGTGGCGACAAAATCGCCTTTCCAGACCTTCGCACCGTAGAAAGTGGTGATGTCCAGCATCGACTTGCCGTAGCCTTTGTACATCGCCAT